GGTAGCATCACCTGTCAGGGTGTCGTAGATCCACTGCTCAATCACGGCTGGTTCAAATGCCATTACTTGTTACCCTTCAGAATAACTTTTACCGCAGCTTGAAACGATGGCGCTACCTTTTCAACCGCTGGACGTAAGAACGGGCGAGCCGGTACGTGGTTGCCAGCCTTTGACATCCAACCAAGTTCCAGCGGTATTCCATACTTTGCATTCACGCGTACCTCGGCAGATGTCTTGCCGGTCATCTTGTTGTAAATGCTTCCAGCCAGAATACCGGTGTCGCTGTTAGGTGGAGTGCCGGGAGGGCTTGAATAGTGCGGATGCTCTTTACGTCCCGGATACTTTCGGTATTGCCCACTAGACATCTCAATGCTATCTTTTGCATTGCCTTCGATGTTAGCGGCAGCATTTCCAACAGCAACAGAAAGCGCACTTAGATTCCGTTGGTAGGAATCCAAGCGTACTTTCTTTAGGCTAACCGACATCTTTATCACGGAGCCAAGACCTCGATTTCAAGAGGGCCAAACCGCCGTACATCTGTACCAACCGTGAAGGACACCGTAACCCTGATGTTAGCAGCAGTACCGTACGCCGCAGGATTCAGGATGCTCAGGATGCCTTGTGCGCTGTACTGCTTGGTTAGCGTAACGCTTCCAGATGCAAAGGTGTAAGCAGACCCGGTAGCGATGTTGGTGAAGGTGATGCCGAGCGTACCAGTAGTGATGTCTACCGGACTGCCTAGCTCATCAACCAGCCTTACTACGTAGGAGTGCCAGTCTCCGACCCAAGCGGAGACTTGCACGACCTGCTGAGGGTCTTCCGTCAAGTCAAAGATTATTGCCATTAGATATCCCTCACATAGATGCGCAGTGGACCGAAGATCTGCGTATCGCTTGCACCGGTTGTGCGTGTAATCGTTGCAGTGTATGTTCCAGGCGTATTCGTTACCGTCGTGTCAATGGTAAACGTAGCCCGCCCATCAGCTGCATAAGTTGCCGTACAGGAGTAAGTATCAACCAGCGATGCACCAGAGTTATAGACCTTAGCCGTAACCGTTGCGCTCGTGATGTCAATGCCGTTACCGTTGCCATCTACACACTGGATATCTACGCCGTGCTGTGCGCCCTTCTGAATGTCCAGCGGATCAGATGCCCCTAGACCGTCAGCCTTGACCTCGTAAGGCCCCATCCGTACCAGAGCGGCAGAGGTAATGGGTGTCAACAGTTCAGCGTTGACATACTGACCGAATGAGCCTGCCGTGGTGTGGTTCGCTCTAAGCTCTTCCCATACCATTGATGGGACATCACCAACCTCGGAATCAATGCCGGTTACGGTCTGGTCAATCTGATTGACAACACCACCAAAGGTTGTAGCGTCGTTGTATCCGACTGGGCTTGCACCCCAGACAGCCGAGGCAGTCTGTGCTTCCGTCAAGCCACCACTAGACAGTTTGACCGTCATCACCGCACCGTTAGTACCAGAAGCACCACGCACCACGATAGTGACATCATCAGCACCAGCAGCCAGTGCAGCGTCTGGTACGTCAAGTCTGTAGACTCCCGGCATATTGGTTGCGTCTACCTCCGCAAAGCCGCCTGCTGTCCACGCCTGCGCGATTGTACGGGCTACCAGCGGGATAGATACGCTGGCTGTGCGTGTGCGGTTGTACCGAGCTGAGAGACTAGATGTGGAGGCTGTTAGACCTGTTACGCCGAGGTATAGCTCGATGCTTTGTGATGTGCTTCCGGGGGCGATGGTGATTGTGGAGGCGTTGCGCTCGGTTGGAATGTAAGGACTGATACCTCCAACAGTTCTATATGTTATAGATCCTGCGTCCGGAGTTACACCAGTCCAGTTGATACCAAATAGGTCAGATGCTGGCGCACCAGTTGCATTTCCAAAACCAGCGTTTATTGAATTGGCTACACTACCGAATGGTTGAACGTTTAAAATGCCATATAAAAGTGACTCGAATAAATCAAAGCCAAAGTTTCCAATAGTTGTACTGCCAGTTCCAGCAGAAATATTTGTCCTTGCAGTTATTGCACCGACAAATCGATTGTAACTTTCAGTCACACTATTTGAAGTGGTGATGTATAAGCCGTTATCGTTGTGGGCAAATAGATTGTTTTTAACAATTGATGGAAAAGTGGCTGACCCAGTGTTATAAAACAACCCACTGGCTCCCGTACCTGTAAAAGCTATTGTGCAGTTTGTAACATTGACCTTTCCAATTATAGCGAAAGCATTACTAGTTGGACCTACAAGTAACGTGGTTTTAACTTCCGATGAATCATTAACTCCAACAATATTTGTGATTACAATTTGTTGATATCCACCAAAAAATGCGCATTGTGAAATCTGTAAATTTGCGTTTGTACTGGCTGGAGCCGTTGCTCGCAGCATGACCGTTGATCCGCTTCTCGTCCCACAATGTGCAAAGATACACTTGTTAAAACTCGTGTTTGTGCAAGTAGTAAACGTTAATCCTGTAGCACTGCCCCCGTATTCAAAATATACGTTTTGAAAACTCAGGAAGTTTTTTGATGTCGCTGTAATCAGTGATGTGTAGAGATTTGTTCCACTACCATCTAAGGTTGTAAGTTTTATAACCCCCGGATTGACACCTGAAAAAACAGTACACGTCGGGTCACCAATAAGTAATGTTGTTGCAGTTGCTGATGTCATACCAACAGTAATTGATTCAGTGTATACACCCGGAGCAATATAGACAGTGTCGCCAGAAGTAATTCCTGCCACTCCAAGAGCTTTGGCAATAGTTCTCCAAGCCGTAGCAGTGGTTGCACCAAGACCTGTGTTACTATCGTTTCCGTCAGTCCTAATGTAATAAGTTGCCATTATTCAGCCGTTCCCGCTACGATTTGTTGAGCCATAATCAGAGCAAACTGTTGCACGATACCAGCCTGAAATGTTTCATCCTGCTGTACCCACCAAACGTTGACTGATGTACCATCCTGACCAAATGTGCCAAGGATATCCCCGGAATCGTCAGTGATATCACCAAAGACACGCCAATCGGTAGACGGTGCTGGTTCCTTTTGAATGTAGAAGTTCTGGAGGTTCATTTACCCACCTTCAAAGCACTAGCCTCAACACCCTTAAAAGGCATCGTCAAGAATGCCAGCACAGAACTCACCGCAGCAGTGACACCAGCCGCTACAGCCTTGCTCCCGTACAGTGCCATCACTGCGCCAAGCTCGGCGATGTCCTTGGCTTCAGCGGTACGAACGCCATCACCAAAGACCGTGCTAAAGGACGCGACAAAGGCGATCAAGACAACCACGACCAGCCTGCTAATACTTATTCCGTTCATCGTTTCGCCTCCAGTTTGGTGATGCTTGTACGCATTTCACCTGTTACAGTTTCAAGCCTACCAATACGCTCACCGTGGTCTTCAATCTTAGCGGTGTCAACGGCTCCACGTTTGTCCATGCGATGCAAGAACTTGATGATGTAGGCAAGCAGGCTGATAATCCCGGTCACTGCCGCTAAACCTATGGTTGTCCATTCTGATGCGCCCATTATGCCACCCGCTCCACTAGTCCACAGTGCTGTACTAAAAGTTCGGTCTGTCCAAAGTCTGTTCCGATGACATCAAAGTATCTGGAATCATCACCGACTAGGTAGACCCGGTCTTGAGGCATGACATCAGCTGCAACGGCCACTATGAGTGTCCATTGCGCTGATGGCTGTATCGCCCCACCAACTATAGATTCTGTGTCGCTTTGGTTGGTAACCCGTGCAGGATATTCGGCAACCTTGCGCCATGTCTCAGTAGCACCACCACGACCGTCTTCGGTCAAGGTGAAGCGGTGAATCTCTACACGGTCTTGGCAAAGGTTACGTACCATGCCAGCGCTTATAGTTGCGCGTAGGATAGGACTCATGCGAACACCAACGGGCGATATCGTTCAGCCATCGAAAGGCAATGTGCTTTCAGTTGGCTAAGCTTCACATCGCTCGTGCCTTCCTTGGCATCAATGTCTGAAGCGCAACGGCTTGCTTTTATCATCCATGCTTGGCGGGTGGCTGTCCTGACATCGTAGCGCTCCACATTGATCGGCCCTTGGTCTACCCACATCAGGGTTGGGTCTCCCGTGCCATCTTCCAGCGTGTAGCCCTTGACTTGGTAAGGAGAGTAGACCGGGAAATCAGGTTGTGTCGTGCCTGACGTACCGGCTACCCGGCACTCATAAACCCGCCCGTTGGGCGTTGTAGGCACTACACGATCACCGACAGCGTAGGTGGTGCTAGCCGTCCAAGTGGTGAACCGTGAGAAAGAATCTAAGATACTCCCTATGTCGGTTGTGGACATCTGCGGATAACTTTGTGCATCAACAAAAAGTGATACCTGCGCTATCGCTTCGGCTCGTGTCATCATGGTTTCAGTATCCCACACAAAGGAAAAGCCCCCGGCACGTCTGCCGAGGGCTTGAGATAAGAACCGCTCGCTTTATGTAGCTGCGGATGCTCCAACGATAAGCGAGCCAGGGACACGGCTGGATGCCGTGGCATTCACGTTGCCAACATCGAAAGCGGAGAAAGCGAATCGCTCAGTTGCCTTGAATGCGAGTGCATCCTCAACAAAGTAGCGCTGATCCGAAACCTCAATCGTAACAGTACGGCGGTCACCGAATGCAGTACCAACGCTGAGGTCACCAAGAAGGATGTATGGCGTGGTAGCCGCAAGGGTCTTAGCCATATTCTGGACAAAGATTACCGGGTATCCGTAGAGCATAGGGTTAGGCCCGTATGCGCCTTGGATATCCATAATCGAGTTACCGCCCAAAGCATCAAGCAAAGGTGCAATCGCGTTGTACCAAATCTCCTTGTGCATATACCATTTCGCATTCGGTGCATACGTTGGGAGCTTGGCAACCATACCCTTCAAGTTAGCAAGTGTCGGGCTGTACGTGATTGTCTGACCGGTCGTGAAGACCTGAAGCGATGCGATGTTAGCCTTGGTTGCGTTCAGGTTGTAGACAGCATAAAGGATGCCATCAAGACCAGACGTGGAGTCGACTGCATTGTTGAAAACAACGCGGTCTTCTTCCTTAGCCAAGGAGTACGCCATGTCACGGGCAAGCGTTGCGCCAAAGTCAATGATGCTATCTTCAGCCAACTCTTTAGAAACCTGAGTAAGAATCGATGGCTTCTTGGCAACCAAGTTGACCTGTGCAAAGGTCAAGTCGGAAGCGGTGATAGCGGTATTCTCTCCAGGGTAGTAGACCGTAGTGGATGCCGTTGCGTTAGGCACGTTCAAGACATCGCTGGACATCGGATAGATGCGGCAGTTTTGACGCGCAATACCGAACTGCTCACGCAGGTAGATAAGTTCGCTCGACAACGGATCTGGAACAGTAAAACCACCAGCACTGTTCGTGCCTTCGGTCTGTGCTTTGAGGTTGTTCTTTACCCACTCAGCGGCCTTGCGGTTACCCATGATAGAGCGGCCCCACTGGCCCCAAGCGTAAGCCTTCCAGTTAGCCTCATCACGGGTGCCGGAAAGTGGATTGCGTCCAACGCCGCCGGACTTCCATGGCTGGTCTACTTGCGCTTCGGTTGCCACAGGGTGGCCTTGTCCGAGTGCCTTGATTGTCTCGATGCGCTCTTCAATGCCCTTGGCTTCAGCCATCAGGGACTTGACCTGTGCAAGGTCACCGTTACCGGAAGCAAGCTCCCGCGCGGTAGCAAGCACAGAATCTTTTTGATTCTGTAGTTGTG